ATCTTTGAGCCAGCGTATATACCAGTCCAGACCGACTCCGTGGTTTTCGACGAAGTCAATAAGCCGAACTTCCTTGCCCACCGTCTGACATATCCAGATACTTGTCGAATCACTAACACCGAGGTCCCAAGCAGCATAAGACTTACACAAATCATCACGCTCAATGGTAGTGATTCTATTCTTCGCTTCGAGATCGTTAATAATCTTGCCATAATAGCTACCTTGAATAGCGGCATCAAAGGAACATTCAAATTCCTGAAAATACCTATCGTCACCCATCTCCTGACGAGCAGCCCAAAGTTCTTTTTCGCTAAGGATACCTGTTTCACTAGCCTTGAACTCTAGTAATGCCCAACCTTCGGTAGTCTTAGCCCTATCGCGGAAACCGAGGAAATGATTTTTACCTTTTGGTGTGCCAATGAATAAGCACCACGTAGGGCTTTCATCTGTATGCCTATCCGCTAATGCAGGACGTATAACCTCATTCCATATTCTAGGGTTTTGATCGCCTATCTCGTCAAGGATAACGCCATCGAAATACTGCCCCCTAAGGCTATCAGCATTATCAGAGCCGTAAAGACTAATGCGCCTACCCCAAAAGTCAACTCTAAGCTCGCTGATGTTAGCAACAGCCCCAAGAGGACGAGTAAATTCCAACAAGTAATCCCAAGCCACGCGCTTTGACTGTGCGTAAGTCGGAGCAATATAGGCAAATCGTGGGTTTTGTTTAGTGCACTCAATGGCAGCCTTTATGAGATGGTTAATAGCACTGACAGTTTTCCCGAATCTCCTGTGAGCAACTACGACAGTAAACCTATGCTTATCTACAGCCTCATGAATCTGCTTCTGTAGCTCTCTAGGCTTGTAAGGTATGACTATTTCAGCCATGTAACTCTATGTTCTTGTGGTCCACCATCTGCACCAGTCAGCTCAGTCCTAGCCAGCTTAGGTATATGGTACTCACTTAGCTTATTCATTAGATCAAGTGCTTTATAAGGATCATCTTGAGCTACCTCATTGAGCCATCTGTCCATGTTTCCTGCATTGCGCTCTAATAGGTTAGCAATAGCCTCTCGGACTATCTGAGTGCTCTTATTAGGCAATCCTTTAGGTCTACCGGGTCCTGCTAGTCCTTCTCCGATTTTCGGTGTTTCTTTAACAGTATTTGTTTCCATTTTTGCATTATCCTTTGGATGTCATGCTTACTTGCGTTTCTCTTGCTGGTTACTTAATAATCCTGTTCCTACAGGAGCAGCTACAAACATCTCTTTACCAAACTTCTTCATTAAACTTGCACGTTCTTCTGGTGTTGCATATTCGTAAACATCTTTAATTCCACGTTGTTGCAAAATATCTCGTGTTGATTGTGGTGAATTCTTTGGAATAATCGCCCCTCTGAATTCCTCAAGTCCTACTGCCCTTTGTGGCTTAATCTCAAAAAACTCAGTAGGCATTCCTTTAAATGAATCTAAAAATGCTCGAATATCTGCTTTTAATACATCAGGAGCCTTATCGTATTCTCTATTCAAAACTCCAAAGTTCTTAGTTTGTGCTATCTCTAGTAAGGCATCGTCAGCACTATATTTTGGATTTACTTCTTTTAATCGTGAATACAAATCAGAATAAGCCTTATTTGTTTGGTCTTTAATCTGAGTCATTGCTTTATTATCTGTAAGCAATCCTCTGCTTGATTGTATTTCTGATAATTTTTTAAAGTTTGGACTAACTGCTGCTCTTATATTTCCAGCACCATAGTGCCAATTTTCTGTAGCAGCACCACCCTTCATTTCTTTAACTATATTATCTAATGTTGCGTCTCTATACATTCTGTTTCCAGAATAAGTATATCCTTTAAATAACTTTTCTTTAGGAGCAGCACCTGATTCAGAAAGACGATTATCAAAATTAACTAACCAATCGCTATATTCTTTGTTTAGATTATTTACTCTAGCACTTACCTCACCAGAAAAAGCATAATCATCTTTAAATTGAGACTTTTCTGGCAATAAACCTTTTTCCTGAAGAAACTTTGACTGGAATAACTGAGAATAGTCTCTATCCTTCCAGTTTTGCATTACTTGGTTAGGGTCATATCTATAATTCTCTGGAAGTTTTCCTTTTAAATCAGAAAATATATTATTAAATTGATTTGTTGCTTTTTTGTCAAACTGATAATCTATTGCTGGGAATCTTTTGGTATATGCATCTGCTCTATACACGGGATTTTTTGCACTTGGAACAGCAAATTCTTTAGGGGCAATTAATGTAATATCACCAAATCCCTCATAAGGAATAGATGTCTTACCTACACCTAACGATGGTACTGGCAATCCGCCTAATTTATTAGCATATTGTAAATTTTGTGGTGATAAATTATGCATTACCACTAACTCCTGACCAGCAGGAACATTAGGAACAAATTCAGACATTACTTGTTGCTGAGTTGACTTAAATGGCTTAATGCTTCCAACAAAACCAGAGCCAGCCTCCATAGCTTGCTGACCATACGGACTATTAATCCATGCACCTGATGCCATTTCCTGAGCAGTCTTTGGCTGACCCAATAGACCAACTCCAGCCCTTTGACGAGCCTCACTACCTAACTGAGCAGCAAATTCCTGTGGATTATTCATCAACAAACCTAAACGAGCCGCTAAAGCCTGTTTTTGCTGGTCTATGTAATTCAACCCCTGTGTCAATAATCCGTCAGCCATAGAATGCCTTGTACATATCCGGTCTGTTAGTCTTTATCCACTCTCTTGGTTCTTCATGGCATTTAGCAAAGTCGTTTCCAACCGTCTGCGATCCTGCATGATGAACGTAACCTCTGCTGACAAAGTGAAAATACCCTGCTTTGCCTAAGTCATGACATATTATATTGTCTGAATACCAATTAGTGCTAGGGAATTGTGCTACATCCCATGCCTCTTTACTTATAGCCGCAAAAATAGGAGCAATGACATCAGTCATCTTGATGTGTAACTCGCTCTCCCACTTTAACGCTGAGAATACGTCATCTTCCTCAGCTACTCGTATATTCTGTGCTGGTAGTACGTAATCTGATCGTGCACCTAAGAATCCAACCTTAAATGACTTACTGACGTACTTATAATCCGCTTGCATCTTCTCAATAGTATCTGGAGCCAACACTACATCGTCATTAGCAATGATTAGTGAATCGTAATGCCCTGTAGAGAAGGCATAAGAGACAATTGCATTATACGCATCTCCGAAATTGGCAGAAGTATTTGGTCTGAATATGACTCTATCGTTGCCAAGTCTTTTTCTAACTTCTCCCCACAACTCCAGACTATTTGCACTAATGTAAACTGGCAATTCTCTTGCATATTGATTAATGCTCTCCAATAGTACGTGGATGCTTGGACTGCCTACCGTAGCGATTACGATTGCTTTCAAGGAAGCTCCTGACTGTAAACTTAAATTATATCGACTATAAACTTAATTAGCTCTAGTCTTTCCTAAGAGTCATAAATTCATCAAAAGACTTATTTAGAACTTCAATGAAAGCATCATTAAAAGGCTTTGCAGTTGTTGTTTTATTAATTTGTCGCTCAATGCTTTTACCCATTAACTTAAAATAATAGTCCAATAAAGCAAAATACTTACCTTCAGGAATAAACTTTCTATACTCATTGATTAGCCACAACGTAATTACTGGGAATACATAATCATAATCATTAAGCCATTCAGCCGTACCCCAAAAATTAAATGTCCTCGGAGTCTGACAATATATAGCTTTAGTATCTTTATTGAATGAATTGATTAATGGAACATTGTGCGCCTGAAGTATTCTTGCACCTGTTACGTCATTCTCAATTGGCTCAGTCCATCTTACTTTACTTTGTCTAAAGCAATTAACCATCAATTCGCCAAGCAAGGTATCAGCTACATAAGGATCAATTAAGTCAGGGAATAAGCATTCAAAGCTACCTTCGTACTTTCCTTTAATCTTTCCCTCTGGAATATTAGGAAATGCAGACCAAACATCTAGCTCATCATCAGGACTAAATGCAGTAGTGTTGCAAAAAATATAATCTACATCGCATTGCGTTAATTCAAGTAGCTCACTTATTGAGCCAGCTATTAAGTAATCGTCATC